CAACTCGAAACGCTCGCGCTCATTTCGCAGCACCTCGCTGCGCCGTCTCCCTCCACGCGCAGTGTAGCTGCCGGCACCGGATCGGCTACTGCGCCCGTGATGACATCTCAGGTCCCACGCCCGCCTAATCCGGTGCGGACAGGTCCGATGCGCGGTGGTGACGAACCGCCGGGTGATGACGCCTCGCTTGCGGCGCACGAACAGTTCTACTACCGCAACGGTCGTCGTCGCGCGTAACGGATCGTCTGCCGCAGGGGCAGACCTTGAATACTTTCATTTCGCCGTCCTGGGTCACAACCGACGTCGCCGTCAACTTTAAGAACAACCTCAAACTAATCGGCCAGTTCGATCGCTCGTGGGATCGCACCTGGGAGAACGATCCCGGCGGCGCGAAGATCGGCTACACGGTGCAGGCGCGCATTCAACAGCGCTTCGTCGTCACTGAAGGCCAGGCGCTCGTGCAGCAGGCGATTTTCAATCAGACCGTCCCGATCACGATTAACCATCAAATGCAGGTGGGGATGGGGTGGTCCTCTGCGGATGACCGACTCCTCGTTGAGGAAGTGCAGGACCGCTACACGAAGCCCGCCGGCGCCGCACAGGCGAACAAATGGGATGTCGTCGCCGGCGCTGAAGTCTACAAGTCGGTCTATTACTTGGCCGGCTCCCCCGGCACCCCGCTGTCAGCGGAAGGCACGTATACCGATGCGGTCGCGAAACTCCGCAACGTCGGCGTGCCCGATAAATTCGTGGCGGTGCTCGACCCGAAATCGCAGAGCGCGATTCTGAAAACCGCGTTCACGCAATTCAATCCCCAAAATCAGATCACGACCTACTGGAAGACCGGCCAGTTCTCGGGCGCGGCGATGGGCGTGGACGAATGGTATTGGGATCCGAACGTGCCGACGCACACGACCGGCACCTTCACCGCGAGCACGCCGCTGGTGAACAGCGCAGGGCAGACCGGGTCGACCGTCACCACCAGCGGCTGGGGCACCTACGCCTTGAAGGCCGGCGACGTGTTTACGATCGCGGGCGTCAATGCCGTGAATCCGGTGTCCTACATCGACACCGGCGACTTGCAACAGTTCGTGTTGCAGGCGGATGTCGCTGGCACGAGCACCGCAACGCTGACGTTCAGCCCGCCGATTATCACGAGCGGCGCGCTGCAGACCGTGACGGCCTCGCCCGCGAACAACGCGAGCATCTTAGTGGTCGGCGCCACGGGCGCGGTCGCCGGCACGATGTCGGCGCAGAGCAGCAAGCAGTCGCTCCTCTTTAACCCTGCCGCGTTCGCTTTTGTGATGGTCGATCTCCCCGCGAAACTGCCGGGCGCGAATGCGGCGCGCAAGAACGATAAGGAAACGGGGATCTCGCTCCGTTTCGTTGAGCAGTACAACATCCAGACTGATCAGCAACCAAGCAGAATAGACAGCATCGGGGGAGTGGCCGCCGTGTTGCCCTACTTCGCGTTGCGTTTAGTGTCGTGATGCATCCGCCGCTGGTTCAGGCGTTGTTCGCGGGGTGTCGCCCATCGACAATTGGTCGGTTCGTAATGCCCCTCTGGGTCGATGCGGTCCATGGAATGCCCCGGCGTCGGCCGTGGCCCCATGTCGGCGAGGAAATTCGCGAACGACGAACGCCAGCGGTCGCACACACGAATGCCACGACCGCCGTAGAGTGGAAAGTCTTTACCAGTGGCGAGCAGACAGCGCGTTTTAAGCTGTTTCCAGGCGACGTATTCGGGTGTTCTCGATCGTCCGTGCGTCGTGAATCGAGCGCTGATGATCTCTTCGTGCCAGCAGCCACACGAGCGCGTGTTGCCGCTTTTAAGGTTATACCAATGCGGCTCGGTGATCTGTCCGCAATCGCATTGGCAGCGCACGCGAGGATACCGCGTCTGCTTGCCCAAGAAGGCCAGCACGGTCAGTCGTCCAAAGCGGTCACCAGGCTGTGGCTTCGGTTTCTCTCGGCGGCGTTTCGCTTCCGATCGCTTCCAACAGCCGCACGAGCGTGTGTTGGCGGTCAACAACGATTCCGCACGCACGGCGATCTGAGTGCCACAGGCGCAGGCACACGCCCACGCCGCACGCTGACCGAGATTCGGCGCACGGTGCAGCACGGTCAGTTGTCCCACGATCAACCCCGTCAGGTCGCGTAATGGCGGCATGACAATATTTTACCATAGGACGTAAAACATGGCCCTGACACAAACCACGCTCACGTCAGCCATCACGGCCTCGGTGACCACGTTCGGCGTCACCAGCACCAGCACCGGCTTTCCGGTCGTCGGCACGCAGAACGCGCAGCCGCCGCAGCCGATCCAGATCAACGGTGAGATCATGTATCTCACCGGCGTGCCGGCGGCGAACACGATCGTCGTGCGTTGCCGCGGCAGCGAAGGCACGGTGGCGGCGGCGCACGATGTGCTCTCGCCGGTCATCACGAGTGCGACCGTGACCGACTTCCCGGCCATCGCGCCCGGACAGTTGATCCCGATCGACCCGGCGGTCGACAACCCCGCGACGCTCGGCGCGGATGGCGCGATCCCGGTGCCGCTCGGCCCGGTCGTCTACAACATCAACAAGGGGTCCGCGGCGGCGCTGACGCTGGCGGCGCCCTCGCTGTCGCTGAACGGCACGCGGGTGGTGATCACCTCGCAGACGGCGTTCGCGCATGTCGTGACGGCCACGACGCTAATCGCTGATGCCGTGACGGGCTCGCCGCATACGACGGCGACGTTCGCGGCGTTCAAGGGCGCCACGATCACGCTCGTCGCCGAGAACGGCCTCTGGAACGTCGTCAGTGCCACGGGTGTCGCGGTCACGTAGTTGAACTCTCTCAACGAGCGCCTGCGCTCTTTTAGGCAGGCGCTCGGAGCTCAAACAGCATCAGAGGTGAAGGCGAATGATCCTCCATAGCCCGGAAAGCTCGTACGCGAAAGAACGCCGTAAGTGGGAAGCGCACCCGTCCGAGCTCGGACCCGGTGAGCGTCCGTGGGTGTTTCGTGAATACCCGATGATGCTGTATCGCGCGCTGTCGCCGAGCACGACCGCGCCGATGGAGTCGCAGATCGCCGACGACGAGCTCCAGGCCGACGCCCTCCGCGGGCGCGGCTTCCGCCCGACGCCGCTCGAGGCCATCGAGGCGCACGAGGCGCAGGCGCTCGAATTCGCGAAGCTCGCGGCCGAGCGCGAGCACGAGATCAAATACAAGCTGTCGGAAAAGGCCGCCGCCGAAGTGCGCGCGGCCGAAGCCGACTATTCCGGACACATGCCGTCCGTGCCGGTGACGCCGATCCCGCCGAAGGCCGGACTCGCGTCATGGGCGCAACCGAAGAAAAAGGAGTAACGATGGCCGCACCAAACGGATATCCCTCGTGGGTCTACAGCCGCATCGAGCCGGCGGTCATCGTCCGCAGCCTCGAGGCCTTCAATGCGCTGAGCGGCACCTGGGGCACGACGCCATCGCCCCAGAATCCGCCGCAGCGCCCGCCGATCGACCTGCCGGGGACGCCGCTCGCGGCGCTCTTGGCGATCCTGGCGCTGTTGACGCAGCGGTTGCCGGAACCGCCGGCGACCACGCTCCTCGCTGCGAGCGAGCCGGAACCCGAGGCCGAACCAGAACCCGAGCACGAGCGCGGGGCGAACGGCCGGCACCGTCGATCGAAGGCGGGCGAGTAATCATGGCCGTCACGCCTGACGGGTTCCCCTCGTGGGTCTACCATCCCACGCGCCCGACCGTGGTCGTGAAATCGTTGTCTGCGCTGAATGCGCTGCCGGATCTCGGGAACTGGAGTGCGATCCCGTATCCGGAGAATCCGCCGCCGTGGCCCACCGTCGCCAGCGGTATCGGATCCGAGCTCGAGGCGCTGACGGCGCTGCTGCGCCTCGTGCGGGCGCGCTGTCAGCCGGCGTGACGCGATGAGCGGCACCGCGCTCGCTGATCGCTTCTGGGCCAGAGTCGATACGCTCGACCTCGATGGGTGCTGGTTCTGGACCGGATCACGCCGTTCGCATGGATACGGTCAAATCACACTCCGCCCTGCTCGCACGCAATTGGCTCATCGAGTGGCCTATGAGCAGGCCTTCGGCCCTATTCCGCCCGGCCTGCTGGTCTGTCATCGCTGCGATGAACGTCTCTGCGTAAACCCTGAACATCTGTTCGTAGGCACGCAAAAAGACAACATCGCTGACATGATCAGCAAGGGGCGCGCTTGTCGTGGTGTCCTGCATCATAGTGTGCGATTAACAGAGGATCAGGTGCGTCAGATTCGTGTGGCTGATGGGACACAGCGTGAAATCGCCGCGCTCTTCGGTATCAGTCAGACTAACGTTTCGCAAATTCGTCAGCGCAAAGGGTGGAAACAGTTGCCATGAGTGGCACCGCGCTTAGTTACATCACGCGCGCGTTCGAGAATTTGAATATTTTTCAGCCAGGCGCGACCCTGCCGGCGGCGCAGACCACGCAGGCGCTCGCGATCCTTAATCTGATGATGAGCACCTGGGCTGCGCAGTTGGCGCCCGTGACCGTCGCCGGCATCGGGATTCCCCTGATCAGCGGGAAAGCGATCTATACCTGGGGACCGGGCGGCGACATTGTCGCCCCGGTGCCGATGGGGCAAAACAGCCTGCGCTCGGCCAGCCTAGTCTTGGGGACCACCACGCCGTCGGTCGAGGTGCCCCTGGCTGTCCTGACGGATGACATGTATTTCGCGATTGCCATCAAGGGGTTATCGAGTACGCAGCCCACCGCTGTCTATTTTCAAGGCTCTACCCCGTTGGCTCGCCTCACGCTCTGGCCGGTGCCTAATAATGCGGTGAATATCGTCACGGTCTACTACGACTCGAAGTTTGGCCCCTTTGCGGATCTGAGCACGACCACCTACACGTTCCCCGACGGCT